TTAGAAGCCGAAAATTTTACCTAAAACACTGATTCCGTTTTCTACGATACCTACGATGCTTGTACCCATTTTACCCCAGTCTTTATCTTGTCCTGCTTGTACTGCTGCTGCAATTGCTTCTGCTAATTTTTGCATATTTATCTCTCCATTTCTCTATAATTTTTATGATTTAAACTAAGTTTTAAAATAAACGTTAAATTAGAAACCAAAGATTTTACTTAATTCAGTTACACCGTTTGAAACGATATCTAAGATACTTGTACCTAATTTAGTCCAGTCTTGGTTTTGACCTGCTTCAATTGCACTTTTAACTGCGTTTGCGATTTTTTCCATGATATTTATCTCCTTTGTATTGTTTATTTATATTAATAAAATGTTGTTAGTCGAACTTAGAATCCGAATAATTTACCTAGAATGCCAACACCGTTTTCTACGATACCTACAATGCTTGTACCTAATTTAGCCCAATCTTGGTTTTGGCCTGCTTGAACTGCATCTGAAATTGCTTGTACTAATTTTGACATTTAAATCGCTCCATTCTTTTAATTTTATATATTTAAATTGTTTGATTTTTAAATTTAGAAACCAAAGATTTTACTTAATTCTGTAACACCGTTTGAAACGATATCTAAGATACTTGTACCTAATTTAGTCCAGTCTTGGTTTTGACCTGCTTCAATTGCACTTTTTACTGCGTTTGCGATTTTTTCCATGATTACTATCTCCTTTATAATGTTTATTTATATTTTCAATAAATGTTATATGTGGAAACTTAGAATCCGAATAATTTACCTAAAATGCCAACACCGTTTTCTACGATACCTACAATGCTTGTACCTAATTTAGCCCAATCTTGGTTTTGGCCTGCTTGAACTGCATCTGAAATTGCTTGTACTAATTTTGACATTTAAATCGCTCCATTTCTTTTTATTTAAAGTATTTAAATCTTAATGTATGAAATTCAATAGATACATTAAGCTATTTCTTAAAACCAAAAACGATTAATTGGTAAGTTTTTGTTTACCTATCGTTTTGTTACTTATACTATATAGTGATTTATGCTATTTGCGTTCTATCTTTCTTAACTTATAAATTAGACATCAAAACTGTAGACCTTTGATTATATAAAACACACTTAGGCATTCAAATATGTTGTGCAAAATCTGACAATTCTGCAAACGTTTACAATACCTTTACATTAGCTTTATATTTCTTTAAAATTCACCTTGTTTTATAAACGCTTTAACCTACTAAGAGACCATTGCAAGTCTAGGATTCTCAATACAACCATTTATTTAAACAGACAAGTGAATATACTCTAGTCCTTTTCAACTATTTAATTAATCGTAATGTTGGTCATTGCAACTTTATTAATTTCTGTATTTCACTATTTATCATGGTACTTTTATTTAGTAATTGGATTGAGTATATGAATAATAGATGAGAATAATTTCAACACTTGTGATCTATTTATTACTTTATTCATAAATGTTTATAGTTTGTTCATAGTTGCTTATAATGCATCCTATTGGTTCTATACATTTGATTACTTCTGCGTCCATATGGCTTGAAGATATTAATTCAATTGCTCGACTTTATGTGTTATTGCACTTGCACATCGTCGATATGAGTTACAAATACACATAATTAGTGAAAAATATAAACTTTTTTATATTAAAGCTATTGCTAAATAAGGTTTCTTTAGCTATAATAATTCTTGTGTTAAAAATTCATGTCCTGGTAGCTCAGCTGGATAGAGCAATGGCCTTCTAAGCCATCGGTCGGGGGTTCGAATCCCTCCCAGGACGTCATTAACCGAAAATTAAACACTTTTCGAAATTAAGAATCCCATAACGACGGGGTTCTTTTTATTTTGCCTATTAATAACACACCATATAACACAAATTTTTAGGGACTTTTTAGGGACCCGAGTCCCTCACATAAAAAAAACCACGCTCATAAGAACGTGGTTTGTGTTTTTCCGAAAGTTACGCATAAAAAAATAACCGTACCTATTAAGATACGGTTACTAGTCCTCTTTTCTTCTTATATTATTTACTGTAGCGTTAATCATACTTACCACTATGTTTCCCAAAGATAAAGTCCCAATAATGCCTGCTGCCCATTCTTTTCCAAATATACCTAATACTACTGATCCTATAATCCCCGCGATGGAAATAATCGTACTTGAATTAATTCCTTTTGTCGTAATTGAATCATTACTTTTGTAGTACTTTTCTTGCTCCACAATTTCTAAGTTCATTCTATGCTGCTGGTTCTTTTCAGCCATTTCCATAATCCTGTTAGCTGAACCTGGTAAAACTTCTTCATATTTTTTAAAATCCTCAGGGTCTGGAAGAGGTCCACTTTTAGTTAAAGAAATTTCACGTGCTATAATTTCGCGTCTTTCATCACTATTATTAGCATTCTCTAGTTTTCTTTCTAACACTTCTGCATCGTTAGACTGTTTTGTATCAATATCCATGATTTAGTTCCTTTACTTTTGGATATGCGTTTAAAGCTTTTTGCATATCTGCACCTGTAGCGTACCAATCACTTTCTAATTGATTTATATCACTTCTCGATTGTAAGCTATTTTTACGTAATTCATTTCTTTTTTTACCATAATATCCATTCATATCTCCAGAAATCATGTATGCTGTGGCTATTGTTTTGAAAATTTTTTGCATAAAGATCTCCTCCTAATATATTTACATATTAATATGTAAACGTAAAAATAACAACAAATTTATGATTATAAAATTAAAAATGGGCACAACTACTTAAAAAGGTACGATATTTTATAACATAAAAAAACAGGGACAAGCACCTTTATGCTTATCCCTACGAACTAATAGTGAAATGTCATCTGAATACATTATACTAGCATGTATAAACTTTAACAAGGTTATGGCTTTCGTTAAATTTATACCTTAGTAAACTTTCCGTAACTGTTCATTCTATTTCCTTTTTTATCTATTTTACCTGTCGCAATATAGCGTCGTTTTAAATCATTGTTTAAATACGTTATCCAACGATAACCGTTAACTGAAAATGCACCGTCATAAATGACACTTTCGCCGTTTTTTAATACACCTGTGATAGTAGCTTTAGTATTGTGGACGGTTCTAACATTATTGCCTTTAATAGTAGAAACAGTATATCGCCCTTTTTCTTTTTTATAAGGTACACCTTTATTATTTAGTTTATAACCTTTAGGTACTGCAACGACTTTATCTTTTTTGTGAGTAGCTTTTTGCTTACTAGCAACCACACCACCGATTGGCTTACCATGAATAGCACCCGCAATCAATTTTGAATATTTATCGCTATTCTTTTTTATCCAATTCATATCAGATGTGTTAGTGATAAAACCTAATTCAGTTAAACGATAGTTCATATTTATTTCTGCTGACACATTTGCATTGAGTAGATCATTACGTTTAGTAATACCTCTAATTTGACCTAAGTTGTTTTTAATCACATCTTGTATACTTTTATCAATACTATCTGCATTAAAAGCACTTGATATGATTACATGGCCTCCACTTGCACTAGCACCTGCCGCATCTAAATGGAACTCTGCAATTAAGTCATATTTTTGTTTATTAACCCAATACATACCATAATCTTTTTTATTACCCACACGTACACCATAAGCCGTGTCTTGATACATATCTTGTGATTGTTTACTGCCACCATATAATGCAACTTCATGGCCTGCTTGACGTAAGTATTTAGCAACTTGTGGTGTGATGTTTTTACGAATAAAATCACGTTCATTTGTTCCATTACCAACCGCACCAGGGTCGTTATATCCATGGCCGGCCACAATCATGATTTTTTTAGGCTTTGTTTTTTTACTAGCTTGTTTACTTTTAATGATTTGTTTCGCTTTAGTTCCCGCACTAATTTTAGTAGGAAAGTCTAAACGAATGAAATACATAGGGTCGTCATAGTAATGCCAACGTCTTGTAACCTTTTCTGGTCCCCAACCAGGACTTACTACGCCATTAGTCCAACCTTGCCCCAACCAATTCTGTTCGAGTACTTCAAACTGTGTAAGTGTTGCTCTTGTTACCATTGCAACGTGACCAGCGCCACCACCATATTTTCCAGGGAATACTGCTATGTCTAATTTTCGTGGTAAGAAACTATCGTAGTTTTTGATTGATTTACCGTACTTTTTAATTGTGTTTGCATTATCAAAAGGGATGTTTTTAGCATACAAGCCATATAATCTTTCACCTGTAACGGCAGTAAAAAATGCATTTGCGTAATCGTAACATTGGAAGCCATAACTACCGTCGTGATTATATTGTCTACCTTCCGAATTGTCTAACCACTTTTCAGCTTGTTTTTTTGTCATCAACATAATATCACCTAACCTAACTCATCTAAATTTGTAGGTTGTATATCTTCGTTTTTAACAGGCGCTTGACCTGTTGCTTTGCGATATTTCTTTTCTGCTTTATATTTCTTTAGTTTTTGATTTGCCCATTTACCTTCTTTAGTAGTTGGGTTATCTTTATAAGTTGTATATAAAGCAACACCAGTTAAGATAATTGATGATATTGTTTCTTCATCTACTGGTATAGGTGAGATACCTTTATTCGCTAAAAATTGATTGACTAACGCTAAAAATAATACTACATATCTTGCTATTACTTTAGGTTCCATTTACTTCACTCCTTATTAATAATAAAAAGCCGGTTAACTTAATAACCGACTTAAAAGAATGCTGCAGCAAAACCGATTGACGCTACTATTACGCCAAAAATACCAGTTATCACTGCACCTACAACTGTTGCGCTATAATCTTTTTTCTTTTTAATCACTTCACTAACAGTTTCGAGTTGTCTACTATGATCTTTTACTTGATACTCCATATCTGTGAATTTAGTTCCAAAACTACCCATAGTTTCTGATAATTTTTCTAGGTGTTTTTCTGACTTCTTTTGACTTTCAAGAGATTGCTCTTGTAAAACGCTTTGGCGTTCTACTTTTATAGATAAGTTGTTTAATGCGTCTGTATGTTTTCTATCAACTTTATCTATCTTTTCATCAACCTTTATATTATTATCGAGCCATTCTGTACGTGTTACAAAACGGCTATCGTTTTCTGACAACTGCAGCACCCCCATAAAAACCTATTAAAATATTGATTGTGGTCAGCGTTGCAAATTGCAAAGGTGATAACCAATTAATCGCATTATATATAGATGCCGAAGTCATTAAAAAATAGAAGATACCGTTTCCAGTACCTCCTATTAAGCATAGATAATTAAATTTATTATTGATATGTTGCTTAGGTAAAAAGAAAGGTGCAATGATGATGAGTATACTAAAAATCATACCCATTACGCCCCACATCCAAATTGGCATAATCTGATGAAGTGCCATGTAAAAATCACTATCATCTAATACGTCGTTTTGTTCTTTAGTCCAAAAGAAACCACGTTCGAACATCATTAAACCTACACCTAGCATGAGGATAGAAAACATTTTATACGTTGTTTCGTTATCTTTCATACGCTACACCTCATTTAACTGTTCTTCAAGTTTTGCGTTATCCTCTTTGTACTTTTTAAGTTCTTGTTTTAATCTTTCGTTTTCTTCTTGATAATCTAAAACTAATGTTCTCAATTCGACTGATGATGATATTAAATCGTTAATCTGGATAAACAATGACTTTTCTTTATTCGATACTTGTTGTTGATTCATCTTGTACATCCTCTCTTGTTTCTTTTAAAATTTTATAATTGTAATCTTTGTTGATTGCATTACTTACTTTTTCTAATGTGCCTTTTATCTCGTTCGCTGTTTCTATGTTGTTAAATCTAAAAGACTTGTCTACATCCACCATATAAATCGAACCTGTGCTATCAACGTAGACGCCTAATACATAACTGTTTGATAAGTTTGTTTGCGTAACAATATATTTTGTTTCCATGCTTTGCCTCCTATGGTTTCCATAATTGTGCTAATCTTGTTCCTTGTGAATTAATTACGTTGATACCTTTATCTCCGTCAAACTGAATACCAGTCGCACCAAACATCAATGTTGGTGCCCCACCAAATTCTTTAATTTCGAATTTATTTAATGTGTTCGCTACCATATTTACTGCGTATAAGTTTTCTACTGCTGCATTTTGTTTGCCAATTTCACGAACATATAAGCTTTGGAACGGACTATCAATTCTGCCTAAATGGTAATTGTGTCTAGGTGTGTTAAAACCATAAAAGTATTGTTCAGATTTATCTGGTGTATGCACACCATCAATTGTCCAAACAGGTAAATTCTCTGTATTTGTTAAACGGCCGTTTGAAAAACCTATTTTATCTCCTGTAATCATGGCTCGTCGGTCACTATTGACTGTTAACCCAGCAAATTCATTCCTCCTTGGGTTTAAAAAGCCGCCTTCACTTGTACCAAAATAGGCAAGTATACCTTCTTGATTACTTTTATTAGTGAAGGTTTCAAAACTTGCACCACCTGAAAAAGTACCGCCTTTTGTACTTTGTACGATTTGATTGTACATTGAATAAAATCTTATTAGTGAGTTGCCATAATAATATTGTGACCCTTCATTTAAATCCCATTGCGACCAACCGTTTAAAGCCTCTAATGTGCCACCACGTATACGATTTGCAACCATTTCACCTGTTGTAATTGCACTGGCCGTAATACCTTCAGCCGTAATAGCTGTTTTACCTGTACGCCCTCCATCTGTGGATAGATACATACCACTACTATTTAAAGTGACAATGTTATTTGCGTTATTTTTATCTATGGCATGTATACCATTTGTATCAAAACTTAATTCAGATGATGTTTGTTGAATTTTATTAACCATTGATTGTGTAACAATTCCTAATGCTGCAAAAGGTATTTGTTTTTTTCCTGCCATTACATCATTGATGTTTGAAACGGCAGTATTAAATTTTGCACTATACATTTCTGCCATGTTTTTAGTACCGAAGGTGATTTGTATATCTGTTAAATGATATTCTTGGTTGTAACTTCTATCAATTTTAATAACTCGAATTTCAATATCTAACCCAATACGCTCATCAACTAGAAATATACGGTCGCCTAATTTAGCATGAGTATATTTATATCCCTGATATGCTAAATCGTTTAAATTAGCTGTAAATGACACTTTTAAACTGTCATCCACAACTTGTTTCAGTTTTTTTAACATAGTTTCAGTTTTTTTAATTCTTCCGTCTTGTATTGGTGGTGCTTGTCGTCTGTGGCCTAATATTTTTTCAATTGGCGATACATAAGGGTTGTTTTTCATCGTTCCCGGCTTTAATTTGGCAATTTCTGTAATATCTTTACTTTCATCATCATCTGAATAATCACCGTAGCCTTCAATATAGGTATAAAGTTCTGAAGAGTCAGTTTCTACCCCAATATCAGTAGCATTTACTTTATATTGATATTGAAAGTTTGTATCATTCCCAATTAATTTCTGAAAATACATCACGTTGCCTTCAATTGTGATTTCGTACTCGTAACGCTCTATAAATTTCTTTAATATTTCCAGTCGTGTTTCACCACCACCTAAGCCCTCAAAACTTTCAGACCCTGATGTTTCTGTAACATGATAAGTAAAGGGCGAACCGTCAAATACAAGATTTAATGCTCGTGTTACTGTATAACTACCGTCAACTTTTTTATATATACGATTACTATTTAACCAATCAAGCATATATAAAATAGCTGTAACACTTATCGTGTATTTATTACCTTTACCAGTCATAGATGAAGTTAAAATACGATACTCTTTAGCTTCAAAACCAATGATCCACATCTTTAAATCATCATGCTTATCCATAAAATGCGCATTTACATCTGTATATTCGATTTCTACATCAATTCGTTCATCACCATTGATTTCTTGCTCGTGTTTTACTTCGCCTTCCATCATGTACTCATTACCGTTTAAATCTCTAATAAATAGCACTTACTCACCTCCAATATAAAAAGGCTAGCTTTTAATAAGCTAACCTTAATAATCTGTCATACACAATGTTACTTATTGCGTAGCCACCTTCTTTATTTGGATGCACACCGTCTGTATACATCAAACCATTGGCATTGGTCATAGCAAAATCACCTAAAGTGCGATATAGACTAACATGTCCTGTGTTTATTTCTTTAGCAACTTTTAATTGTGTATTACTGTATTCTTCGATTGTATGCAATTTAGTATTGTCGTAAGTGTTTCCACTTGGTGCGATTAAAAATATTGACGCTCTAGGTTTAGCCTCACGAATGCGAGATACAATTTCTTTTAAATCACTTTCGTATGTTGCTACTGGCACGCTTTGAGCCATTTCATTAGTACCTAATAAAATACCAAACGTATTAGCACGGCATCGTTTTAATTGTTTTATATAATTATCGCGGTCTGTTGAAGTCATATGACCACCACGCAAGCCACTGTTACCGATTTTGTGAACTACTACACCTTTGTTACCTTTATATGCATAACTACCAATGAATGACACTTTGCCACTCACAATTTCAATATTAATTGTGTGTTTACCCAAACTTAATGTAATTGGCGTTACTTCTTGTTTTGTAGCATCCACAGTTACCCAGCTACTACCGTCAATATTATATCGCCATGTACCAGTATTTAAAGTGTGTATTTCATAGAAATCTAAATCTTCATAAAACTGAACTTTGATACTATCGCCGACTGTGCTACTCTCAACCATTGCACTGTCTAAACCTTTAGATTGAGCGATATTACCTAAGCCCTCATCATAATGTTGCCATGTGCCTGTAAGCCTAACGGCAACTTCACCATTACCAATATGGCTATTTGCATAACTTACAAAACCTATACCTCCGTCTGCATAGTTTTTTAAATAGCGCTCACGTAATGGTCTTGTTAGACGTTCACCCTGCTTATTTACGCCACCAGCAACCCAACTGTCACCTAAGAAAGCAATTTCTGCTCTACCGTTATAATCACTGCTCATAGCTTTACTGAAATCAGCCACATAGGTTTTTAAGAATTGTCTACCGAAATGATCTTCTACATAGCCCGTTCCACTACTTGAACTTTCAATATATTCTTTAGGAATAAATATTTGATAAGGTACATATGCACTTGGTAACTTATCTCCGATTACTAACATTTCTTTATCTAAATTTAAATATGATACTGAAATTCTGATATATTTTGCGTTACTAGGCACATCTATTGTTTGCGTGTTCTGCGTTGTGGTTACAACCATTTGTTTGTTCTCATCATAAAATGCGTATAGGTTTAATGCGCTTGTTTTAGTGAGTTGTGTCGCACCTTTGATATTAATGTAATCACTCGCATAATAAGATGCATTTGTACTTAATGCACCTGTGGTAGGGTTCACGTACACACCTTTATTAGCCTTTAATTTGTCGAATAAGTTTTGTGATGTTTTAGCAAAACTTAATTTATCCATTGTTACTGATGAATTTGCTAATTTACTATCTGTTACAGAATTATCTTGTAGGTTAGATTTTAGATAATTAATAAATCTATAATATTCTTCATACGATGTGCTAGTAGTACCTAATTCAATTTGATAACCTTTGTAGTTATATGTGTCCACACTTTCTTTTAGGCATCCAGTTCTTAAATAATAAGCGTTTGACGGTGTTGTAAATGTACGTGGTTGCTTTACATTTGTCGCTTTAGCTAAACCACTAACAAACTGTTTATTAATATCATAAAAAGCAATTACTTCTCCGTAATTTTGTACATAATCTGTACTTGGCTTAATTGGTTCAAATGCACTTGCTACATAATATCGACTAGATATTAATTCACCTGTTGTATTGCTAATTGAATAATTTTGAGTTACTTCATTTACTCTGAATAAGTTTTTACCTGTTTTTACAAATGCCGTTTTTTCTATCGCAACGGCATCACTTGCTAATTTCGGTGTTACAATAGATCCGTCTGCAGTTACTGCATTAACATTTGCATTACCTGAAATAGCTTTGATAACGTCATCACTTAATTCACTAAGCCCAATTTTACCTAAATTGTAATTAATATCTTTGACTGATAAATCACCTTTTTTTAACAAGCCATTTAAAGTGATTTGTAAATCTTGGAATTGTTGGGGTGTTAGTTTATTATCATTTGCTATATCAATCGTGACGTCGCTTACACGTCTAATATGATTATATAATTCTTCAAAATTATAGTTCATATTAAGCAAGTTATCTCTATTCCACAATGAGTTGATAACTCTTCTTCCCATTTTATCGCTCTCCCTTATTTGAAATGATACCTAAAATCAAAATCAATACTGTCGTAAGTTCCATTTATGATTTTAAAATCATTCTTTTTAGGCCCTAATTTTATAAATTGTCGATTGGTGTTTCTTAACATGTTGTTAGGACCAACATATATTAATGGTCCGTTCAATACTAAGTCTTGACCTGTTACTTTTTCTTTATAAATAAATGTTTCTTGTGTGGTTATATTTTGAATTTGAAAATTACCCTCTGTTTTCAAACCTTTTACTGTAATTTTTAAGTCCATATTTCTGTAATCTATCCAAACATTGCCACCGTTCCAAACTGAAAATGTACTATCCGAAAAGGAATAGTGTGGATAGTCCAGACTTACGTTATCGGCTAGTCCAAACTTATTTTGTAAGGCCTCATATCCGTATTGTTCAATTTGTTGCGTTGTATAGGTCGTCATAAAAAACGGATGGCCAATAATAGTAGCTTTGATTTCTAAATTTGAAAATGGACTATGATTAATCCTTTCAGGCATAAAAGAATCGTCAAAAGCTATTTTTAACATTCGAGTAGGTAATTTATCATCAACAATAAAAAAGAAATCATAACTATCTAATAAATTATAAATTTCGGCTCTTAATAGTTTAAAGTCATGTTCCTCATGAAAATGTCGAAGCCAAAAACTTAGTGTAACTTCTCTTTCTTTATAATCGAAACCATAATCAATTATTCCCGGTTTACCTTCTCTTGATGAGCTATATCTTTCTTTCGAAATACTCGATACTAAAAAATCCAGCGGCAATACACCGACTGGATAGTTTAGCTTATTCATATTCGGATTGAACAGTGTAAACGGCAAAATTACCTACCTCCCATCAATTTAGTTTTCATGTCTAAAGCCTGTTGTTCATTGTTACTTTTATTGAGTTCTCTAGGATTTAAATATACGTTTGTATCTTTATCTTCAATGCCTTTATTACTTCTAGCAATTTCCATAAGCAAGTTAATCTGTTGCTGTTGTTGTTCAATCATTTGTAGCAGTAAGTCAGTATTATCGCCTGAAGCGTTATTAGGTACTTTCAGATTATTAGGTCGTTTGTTACCTTTCGATTTACCTTTATCAATATCATGTGCTGCAAGTGCAAGTAGTTTCATTGCATCAGTACGACGGTTAGGGTCTGTAGGAATAATCCATTCAGGATATCCACCTTCTGCGATATTATACCAACCTGCATTCTTGATTAAGCCACCTGTGGCGTAACCATGACCATGACCTATTACAGATAACATTCCTGATTTGCCATATCTAACTTTTGCCCAATGAATACCAGCTAGCAAGTTATCAAGTGGGTTAAATACATTCCCATGTCCTGGGAATTTCATTGACTGGAATGTACGTTTTGCAACTTGTACTAAACCTTTGGCTTCGTTTCCTCCTGTGTTTGCATCTACGTAACCACCTTGTACTGCTCTAGGGTTACCAGAACTTTCACTGTCAATTTGTCTAGCCCATGCATTTACATAAGCGGATGATGTTGGTAAGCCATTCATACGCAATGCTTGTTTGATTTGTGGCGCCCATTTTATACCAGCTTTAGGCGCGCTACCTCCACCGCCACCATGGCCTGCTAACCATTTGGCTGGATCAACTGTGTTTGCATTGGTGATTGTATCGTGTCGACCTTTTTCAACTTGGAAGTGAAGGTGCGGACCTGTAGTCCAATGTCCAGAGTTACCTGTTTTAGCCATTGGTTCTCCAGCTTTAATTTTACCTTCTTTTAATATTTTAGATAAGTGCATGAAGAACAGCGTGAATTGACCTGTTAATAATCTAGCTACAAGTCCTCCACCGAAGTTATGAATACCTTTTACTACACCATCATTTGTAGCATTGATTGTTGTACCATATGGAGCGCCATAGTCGATACCAAAGTGAGCGCCACTATTAAATCCATAACCAGGTGCGCCACCACGAGGGTAATAACCAGTAGTTATAGGGAAGTGAGTGAATGATGAACCGTCGCCGCCGCCTGCATCACTTAACCAGCCACTAAATAACGATTTAACTCCCTCTTTTAATTTTTTATATGCACCTTGCATAAGCATATAAGGGAGTTCAGCGCCTTTTAAGAAATCGAAGTTAAAACCGACTTTCTCAAAGATTTTAGATACTAACTTACCTGGATGTGAAACATAATCAAACACATCGCCAATACCTTTAATCACTGTACTACTCACAGCTTTAGCTGTATCAGCTACGTTAGTTCCTATTTCAATTCCTTTAGCTACAGTTTTAGCAGCTTTCTTCTCAACAGTACCACCAATGTCTTTAGCTCTACCTACGCCCTTTTTGACTAGGTTTTTACCGCTATCGAACATATTAGCACCAAATTCTTTGATCTTAGTACCTATACTAAATTTAGGAACCATACTACTACTTAACATTGCATGAGTTTGCGCACCATTTAATATGCGAGTACCTTTTGTAAGTGGAATAGTCGTATCTGTAGATGGTGTGATAAAGGCTTTTCCACTAGGCGGGATGACTGTTTCATGTCTAAATCCACCAGGACCGTTACCTGGACCTTTATCGCCTACAGTTGCTAGTGTATTTCGATTTAATTTACCATTAGTTACATAATTTTGAGTATGTGTACTTTCTGTACCTGTAGAAAACTTGATTTTAGGAAGTTTATCCATATCTAATTTGCCAGCTACCCAGTTCACACCATCGATTAATTTATTCAAACCATTTTTAACCGAGTTAACCATACCACCGATATGGCTTTTAATCTTGCCAATGATAGATTTTAGACCATCACGCATATTAGTGAATGTACCACGTACTTTGGACCACAACGCTTTTGAAATATCGACGACTGAATTTTTCATCCCTCGCCATGTGGACTTGGTGCCACTAGATATTTTTGACATTGTGTTGTGTGTGCCTGATTTCATCTTAGACCACGTATTTTTGACGCCGTTCCATAAAGATTTAGCTAAATCAGTCACTTTATTTTTAATAGATCGCCAAGTGTTAACTAACCAATTCTTTAATTTGCTAAAGATATTCTTAGTACTAGACCACAGATTATTAAATGTATTTTTAACACTTGAGTATAAAGATTTAGCTAATTTTACAACGCTATTTTTCAGTGAACGCCAAGTATTTACTAACCAGTTTTTCAATTTAGAAAAAATATTTTTCGTGCTAGACCATAAACTAGAGAACGCTTTTTTTACTCCTGTATAAAGCAATTTAGCAAGCGCCACTACTCTATTTTTAATAAAGTTCCAACTTGAAATCATCCAAGCTTTTAAAGTAGTTATAGTTTTACGAACACTAGTACTCATTAATTTAATAGCATTTACAACACCAGTTTTTATGGCTCGCCAAATTCTTAAAGTAGTATTCTTAATAAAATTCCACAAGTTTACTAGGAAATTTTTTAAGCCATTAAACGTTGCTTTACTTGTAGCAATCCAAGCACGAATAATTGCAACGACTCCATTTTTCAACGCAGTCCAAATTCTAATAGCTGTTGCTTTTATCACATTCCACAAGGCTGCTAAAAAGGCTCTTAAAATTGCAAAGTTATTTTTAGCAATCAGAACAAAACCGCGTACTATCGCTATTACGCCATTTTTAAAACCATTCCAGATTGCAATCGATAGATTTTTTAAGCCCGTGAATATTGCAATCACTGCATTTTTCATTCCAGTAAATAATGCTTTAACCACAGTAACTGAAACTCTAACACTTAATGTGATTACATTTTTAATTACAGTCCAAATAGCACGGAACGCATTAATTAACAAAGCACCTAAGGTCTTAGCAATAATCACTAAATTACCTAAGGCAAATCTAAGAATACCGGCTATAACTTGTAATGCACCTGAAAAGACCTGTTTAATACCTTGCCACATTAATGAGAAGTCGCCTGTAAATAAACCTTTAAAGATGTTGATAATGCCACGAATAACATTAAGTCCACCTTGTACAACCATTCGAATTGATGTAAATACATTAATTACTATCTGTTTAAGCCCATTAAATACAATACTAAAGCTTGTTTTAATAGCACCTAAAATAGGCTTAATTATAGCGTTATACAACGTGCTTAAAACTATTGATACAGTTGCTTTCACGATTTGGAAAGCTGCAATAATGCTATCTCCGTTTTCTTTCCAGAAAGATTTGAAGTAAGCGCCAACTGCTATTGAGATACTTTTAATGAAGTTAACAAAATCATTATAAGCACCACGTATCATTAGCAACGTTGAAGTGAATTGTCGAGCTGCTTCATCAGGCAATATTTTTTTGAAAATATTTAACCCTTCACCAGTGTTTCCACTAAATACTGCTTTTATACCAGCGCCGAATTGTTTAATGATATTCCATAATCCGATAAACGCATTTTTAACCGGATTGATCACGGCATTAACGATATTTCTAAACTTCTCCGATTTTTTATAGGCAACCACAAATGCTACACCTATTGCTGCAATAGCTGCAACTGCGATACCAACTGGACCTGTTAATGCAGTCATTAGTCCACCTATTAAAGGTATCTTAGTAATCAACCCACCAATTTTAGGTAGAATACCTTTAATATTCGCACCAAATTTAGTAAAAAAGGCTTGTCCACCTTCTGTAGCTGTTAATACTGTAACAGCTTCTGAGATACCAACAATACTATGTGCTAGTATTCCAGTTAGTACCAGTAAAGGTCCTATTGCAGCACCTAAACCAACAAATATCGTAGTTAAAACAATCAATGGTGTTGGCATATTGTTGAACTTCTCTACTAAGAAGGTTACCGCTTTAGCTAATCCTCTTAATACTGGTGCAAATGCAGTTCCAATTGTAATACCTAGTGATTCAAAAGCACCACCTAATTGTTCAAGCGACCCTTTTAAATTATCTTTCATCTTATCGGCCGCTTCTTTTGATGCACCATTTGAGTTTTTCAATGAGTCGCTATACTTTTTAAGTTTAGCTGGACCTGCATCAATCAATGCTAAGAAACCACTTGCTGCTTCTGTACCAACAATTTGTGCTACATATGCAAGTTTTTGATCTTTAGTCATTCCTTGCAAGGCATCTTTAAACTGACCTATCAAATTAGGCATACCAACAAATTCACCTTTAGAATTTGATAAAGAAATGCCTAATTTATCAATAGCTTTTTGTGATTGAGCAGAAGGTTTTGCTAATTTTATAAAGGATGCACGTAAAGCAGTACCAGCTTGTGAGCCTTCAAGCCCACTATTACTCATAACTTCGATTGCTGCAGAAGTATCTTCTAAAGTAACACCTAAAGAATGTGCAGGTGTACCCGCATATTTAAGTGCATCTCCCATATACTGAACGTCTGCTGCACTGTCATTAGCTGCAGTTGCTAATAAGTCGGCTACATGACCTGAATCAGAAGCTTTTAAGTTAAATGAGTTTAAAGATGATGCCATAATTGTTGCAGTTGTCGCTAAATCTGAACCACTTGCTTCTGCTGCACTGATAACACCAGGCATAGCTTTCATGATTTGGTTAGTATTCATACCTAATGCTGCTAATTCTTCCATACCTTTCGCTACTTCTGAAGCAGAAAGTGATGTTTTAGCACCTAAATCAACTGCTTGGTCACTCATAGCTTTTAATTGCGATTTAGAAGAACCCGCAATAGCACCAACTCGTGACATTTGGCCTTCAAAGTCTGCTCCAGTTTTAATTGCAGCACCAAATCCGGCTACAACTGGCAATGTGAAGTACATTGACATGTTTGAACCAACGTTACGCATTGATGATCCTACGTTATTAATCGAATCTTTATACTTGTTTACTGTTTGAATACCTTTACCAAATCCTGAACCACTCAAATATTGAGCCTGTTTTTGCTCTTGTGCCAATCGTTTATAGCTTTGAGTTGTTTCATCAATTTCGGTTTCAAGTTCATTCATCTTGATTTTTTGTTGTGTAATAGCACTAGCCAATTCTCGTGCTTCTTGACTGTTTTCACCTTGCGCATTAGCAACATGCTTATATTGAGCACTTAATTCACGCAACACTGTTCGTTGTTTAGTTAAGTTTCTACTTAAGGTATCTAAATGAGCTTTATAAGCTTTAACGCTTTCGCCTGCACGTGATAAATTACTTCTCGATAATGCTAAGGTATCATTAAATTGCGTCATCTTTGCTCTGATTTGAGCCATAGAAGAGATGCCTTGTTTTTGTTCCATTTCTAAACGATTATGTGCTTGTGTTGTTTGTGTAAGTTGACCGTTTAACTCTTTTAACTTCACACGTTCTTCAGTTAATTTAGCATTTAGTTGTTGTGCTTCTTGACTAGTAGCACCGTATTGCTTTTTAGCATAGTCATATTGTCTGGATAAATTTTGAACAATGAGTTGTTGTTGCTTCATGCCATTATTTAATTCGGCTATGCGTGCTTTATAAGCCTGCGCAGTTTGGCCGCTAAGCTTAAATTTATTAGCACTGATAGTTAACGATTGAGATAATTGAGTCATCTTTGCTCTTATTTCACTCATTGATGAAGTTAGCGTTTTTTGTTCAAACGAAAATCGTTTAGCTTCTGCAGTAGTCTTTTTATACTGATTATCTAATTGATTTAAAGAGTTTTTCTCTTGCAAGATCTTCTCTTTCAATTCAAGGGCTTCTTTACTCATAACGCCTTGTTCCCGTACCACTTTTTGATAGCGACTTTCTAAAACTCTAATTGTGTTTTGATGCTTTTGAATAACTGTGTTTAACTGAGTTAAATAGTTTTTATAACTTGTAGTAGATTTCTCTGCACTTTGAAAGGCCATGTTTGCGATATTCAATTGACGTTTCATTGTACCTAACACAGTATTTATTTTTTCCATTGAAAACAAAGTTTGTTTAGAAGTTGTACCAAATTGTTTCATTTCGGATTGCGTAGAGTTTAATTGACGTTGATACATTTGTAATGCTCTATGCTGCTTACTGTACTCTTGACGTAACTTCTCTGCTTCCACACTTGTACGTTGCTCTTCTAGAGTCATTTTTTTCAATTGACTTGAGATATCTTTCATTGAATTTTCAGTCACGTCAATTGCTTTATTTAACTCTTTGGTTCTTGTTTGGAAAGACTGCATAGACTTTTCAGAGTTTTTAAAGTTAGCATTAGAACGACGCATTTCAGTATCTAATGTTTTAAACTGACTACGTATCTGTTTCATAGTCCTATCAATACCAACATCACGCATATTCATTAATATGGACATGCCTTTAAATCTTGATTCCGCCACTCATTGTCACTCCTTTCTTATTTTAGGTATAAAAAAATAAGCCTTAGTGTTGATAACTAAGGCTATAAGGCAGTAAATAACGCATCTGCTCTATCATCAGTATCAACAGTATTTAGATGACGTTCATCTAAAATTTGAAGTATATAATAAAATGGCATCTTGAGTACTTGGTCGGCCGGTGTGCCGTTCTCAATCATCTGTTTTACAACTTTGTCCAAGTTCTTTTTCATGCCATGATACGTTAAATCTTCGTCTTTTATTTTATTTAACTGATGCTCTGAATAAACTTTTTTGTCTCTTCATCTTGTTGGCCGTTTGCTATAAACTCAACTTGTTTTTGTAAAGTTGGGATAGCATCAGGTGCATGCAAACGTGTTCTAATATCTTTAGCTGCAAATTGTCCACCATAAATTTTTACAACTACATCAATTAATTTATCTAATTGATCTTTGAATGATAATTCGATTTCTCCATTTTCAGCTTGTTCTAATTCTGACATTACGTCAGTTGCTTCATATAATACATCTAATGGAATGAAATGAGGTGTTAAATAAGTTTCTAATTTAATTTCTTCTGCTTCAGGATTTTCTACTAATCTAATATAATTACGTTTTAATTTGTTTGACATGTCTAAAAAACTCCTTTTTATTTCGAAATAAAAGGACGGCTCTTACACCGTCCTAAGCTTTACTATTCTTCTTCAATGCGTTCAAAAAACGGTAATTCATACCCTTTGTTTTTCAAACGCTTTTCAAAGTCGTTGATATCTTTAACTTTCTCTTCCACAACTTCGTTTTTACGATACTCTTTATCGTTTTTTAAATTAATCGCATCTTTTAAGACTCTAAATTTAGCCATAAGTCAAAACTCCTTTTTAAGCTGATGCAGTACCAGCACTTGTTTCAACTTTTTCGTCGTAAGCACCTTTTAATAATTTTTCAAAGAATGAATCTACTTTGGCACCTTCACGTGCGCTATCGAATAAGATTTTACGTACGTCATCATTGATACGGTGCATTGCAGTACCTTCTGATTCTTCTGAACTGAATTCCCAATCATCTTCTGCAGTTTTACCTTCTAAATTTGGATCTGCGAACAACACTTTAGTTAAACCAACCATTTGGAAAGTGCCATCACGACGTTCACGTTTAAACCAAACTGCTACATATTTATTTTGTTTACCTTTTAATTCTTGGAAAACTCCGTTTTCATCATAAACTTCATTGAAGATTAACTCACGAATAGATTGTGGGAATGCGTGCATTGTCATTGAAATTTTACCTTCACCATCAGTTGTACCAGATTCAATAATAGTACCATCTGCATAAGCGTTTACTGTTTCCCCACCTGTTTCAACTGAAATCTCTTGTAACCCACGAGTTTGAGTTACGTTTGTGTATTTAACATTATCTTGCTCATCTGTATCTAATAGAGCGAAACCTAAGTCTTTAACATTAATAAAAGCTTTTGGTGTTTTTGCATATTTAACCATTTAATTTTCCTCCTCATAAAAAATCGCTTCATACCGTCTTGTAGAACGATATAAAGCGAACTGTTTATCATATTCATTACCTAAATTACTTGTTTGCCCTGCTTTCAATTCTTTCCAGAGCAAGTCACTGATACGTTGGGATATTTCATTTCTACGAAGCCTTGCATTGTAGCTATCATTTGCCTTAACAAACACATCAATTTGAACAATGTAGTTATAAGCTACTCGGTCACCGTCATAGTGCAATTCCGGGATAGGATCATCAAAATCATCAATCACTACATAAGGTTGCGTTATATCCTTAACATCAGGATAATCATTGAATTTGATGTTATTAACATTGAGTAACTTCGTTAGTTTTTCGTCATTTTTTAAGACGCTATAAATTGTATTTAAAATATCAATCATAATAACTTTTCAACTTCTTCCTGTACTTTTTTATAAAACGCAACTTCTGCAGAACGTAGTGCTTTTTCAATCGCCCCAAAGCCTTTAGGTCTAACAAACTTACCGTTTTTAGCATAAAAACCTTTTTCGTTTAAATGAACGACTGAATATCTATGATGTGGACCTTCCCAATAAATACGGACCGAGCGCACGCCTTTATCCCAATAAGGTTTTGAAATTTTAGCTTCTGCATATTCGGCACCTGTGTCTCTGAAATATCGGATATTCGCTTTAATCGCATCTAAAACTATTTGACCCGCTTCTAAAAGCGCATCATCAATAATTTGAGTAATGCGTTTACGATTAAAACGTCTATCAAGTTCTTTTTGTAATTCGTCTAATCCTTCTGCACGAATGCCTGAAAAGTTTTTACTCGCCATTAGCTACCACCCCTGCAGTTAGCATTAAAAATTGTTCGTTCTCTACATCAGGTTGTACTAATTTAATATTCAAATCTTGATGAATATATGGCGACTCTATTTCAACGTAATGCTTTTCATTCGGAACGTACTGACCATGGGTTTCTCTTATAAAGATTTTAACGTCATGCTCAGTTCCGTTTGATATAGCTTGTTGAAGTTCAGTCATCTTCCATTGGGGCACATAAGCCCAGCAACTGTAGAGTTTAACTTTACGTTTGACACCGGCTTCAGGACCTTCATTCTCTTGATATGAATAAAAATGAACACGAGTATTTAATTTTTTAGTAGTAATAAAAGGCTTTTTAAAATTACTCTTCATTGCTATCACGCTCAATTCTATTTATAAAACCAAAATTAAGAAGATCATCTTGATAATTGTCGTTAAAAAACTCAAGTAGGTCTTCATAATCATAACGAGCTCGTGCAAAAACTAAGCTTTTACCATTTAAATTACTACTTAAATCAAACTCCCCAAAACGTGATGTCAAATTGTTATAGGACATAGCTAATACACGTTTTAAGTGTTCATCTTCTGTATCATGAGAAATCTTTGTATATTCTTTAAATTCTTCTAGAATCTCATTTGATATAGTGATGTTTTCCATTTACACCACCCCGTTTCTATGCTTGAGGTTTACCGTCTGTAGTGCCACCAGCTGGTGTTGAAGTACGAACTGCAGTAGATAATTTCAAGTCATAAACACGAGATGCGTTATTATCTGCAGGTTGTGCATAAGCAAACGTTTTAGCAGTGTATAAGATACAATCTTCTAGAGCTAACGTTTGGTCGAATTTCTTAACTGTTAAACCGCCACCACGTACTGCGTCATAACGATCTGATACAAACGCTACTAATTTATTAGCAGGTACAAATTCAGAAGTTACGATTGATACGTTGTAAGGTAATACAGTTACAAAACCACCATTAGCAGTTAAGTATGTGTATCGAGCTTGGATATCCCAAGAATCTTGTGGATTAACAACTAATACAACTTTTCCATCAATTTTTACCGGTTTACCATCTTCTTTAACAGACAAGCCTTTTAATACGTCTTTTAACTCATTAACTGTTGTATCTGCATCTGCAAATGTTAATGTGCCTGATGATGTTTTATCCACAACGCCACCGTTACTTTGAAGATCTTTCATTAAACCAACTGGTTGGTTTTTAGCAGCACCTTCACCAGTTAAGAATCCTGCTTCTAATGCTACTGAAATAGCTTCTTCAATTTGAGTACGAACAAAGCGCTCAACCCAATTTGGTCCAAACATTGTTAAATCGTCAGGTACAACTACAAAACAAGTTAATTTAGATTGTTTGAATTCTTCTTCGTTGAAAGCAGCATCTAATTGGCCTTTAATTTCGCCAAAGATTTTACCCCAAACTGCTTGACCTGTTGCGTCAGCTTTAATGATACGAGTAACTAAGCCTGCATTTTGGATGTTGATTTTAGAAAGTAATGGATGTTCGGTTGATAAGTCATCAAATACACGTTCAATAACTGTTTCAGGTAATAACTTTTCTTCTTTGTAGCCAACTTCAGTATTGATTTCGTTGAAGAATTTACGTTCTTCAGAAGTTAAAGGCGATTGTGAACGTTTTGCTAAAATACCATTATCAACCACACGGTTGTTTACTTCAGCAGAGATTTCATCTCTTAAATCATTTGATAATGCATCGAACATCTCACCAAATGCTTTTGATTGTTCTTCATCAGAAGCACCGTTTTGTACTAATTCTGCAAAATGTGCTTTATGATCTTGATAGCTTTTTAATTTGTCTTTGACCTTAATAGTCATATATAAATTCCTCCTTAAATTAATGCATAAAAAATAGCCGTTAGTTTCTATTACTAATAGCTAGTTAAAATGCGAACCTTTTAAATTTGTTGTTTTGTGGTGGTGTAGGTTCTTTCTTTTCTTCTTCACCTTCACCATCTTCGCCTTTTTCTAATTTATCAAGACGAGATTTGATGTTTTTAATATCGTTTTCGACATCTGCTACACGTTGTTCTAAAGAATCTCCACTTGATGGTTCTTTAGGCTCTTCTTCTGCTTCATCAATCATAGCAGTGATAGTTTGTAATTGTTGCTTAAGCATCGCAACATATTTAGTGTCTTTCACGTTATTAACCCCCTCCTTATTTTTATCAATCGATTTACGAGATGATTTTTCATCCGCAAAACCTTTTTTAATCGCTTCATCTGCAGTAAACCAGGTCTCATTCGTAATCAGATTAATAATCTCATCACGGTCTAAACCTGTACGTTCTTGATAGATATCAACAATTGATGTATCAATCGCATTTAAAGCATTTAAGGTTTTTTGGATGTCTGATTTGTTACCAAAAGCCATTGTAGAAGCTTCATGCACCATCATATTCGCACCTGTACGAATAATAATCTTATCTGCTGCCATTGCTACTAAAGATGCAGCACTTGCAGCTAATGCAGTAACTTCAATAGTGATATGATTTGAAAGTGACTTGAGATAGTTATAAATTTCAATACCTTCAAACACATCACCACCGCCAGAATTTAAGCGAATGACGATATCTTTATCTACATTATCAAGTGAATTTTTAACAGCCTTTGAAGAAATACCATCTTCAAAAAACGGAAAGTTAGCAATAGTACCTGATAATGTTAGGATATGCTTATCATTCTCAGTTTCGTTTCTAAAAACTGGCGTGACATTCCTTACGATTGGGCTACTCATTTTCAACATCACCTCCTTCATCTGAAACGGCTTCGTAGTTTTTAGTTAATACATACTCATCAAGATGTGGGTCATCTCCTGGCTCATCTCCGAGCATTACACGGATTTGATTGCCTGTGTATGTACCTGATGAGCGTAATTTATCGACCGCTTCAGATAATTCGAGTGGGTTTTTCTTATCTATGCCAACAATTTCAACACGCATGTTATTTTCAAGATATTCACTTTCTTCAAATAACTTCGCATTTAATTCAGTTTCAATCTTTTTCATCAAAGGTTTAAAACAAAACTTGTTGGTCGCTTCTATCGCTTTATCTAGATCTGCATTCTCTCCTAAAATCAGTGACGGTGTAACACCAACCACTCTTGATACATAAATTAGGATATCTTGAACTAGCGCTCTCAAATCTCCGAAATCTGACTTGCCTGTTGAACCACTTTTAGATGAGTGCTCTTCATAACTCAAACCTTTTGTTAACGGTATAACTGCAACTTGATTCTTCTCAAATGTGTTGAAGATCATATCAATATAATCTTGAATGAGCTTATTATCTAAAGTTGTCGATTCAACATTAACAACCCCACGAATTTGATTTTGTTTTAGCTGCATGTTTAACATGCGACCAAATACTTCGCCGTAATCTTCAAAAAGACCCATCATAAAGTCATCTAACTTTTTATTTGAGTTCTCCAAATAAATAACTTCATCCATTGAAAAATACCGACTATAAACGTAGTCATTAACCGTAACTGAATTAAATTTTTGCGGTAACAAACCTAAATCAGTTTCTCTCTCAAAGTTATCAGCAACATAAAAATAATCATCATCTGATTTGATGATGAGCGCTTCATTGTCTATCAATAATTTATAAATAAACTTTTGCCAAAATTGAGTAGCATTTTGATTCGGATTAGGCTTAACGTTTAAAAGATAATACATTGAATCTTTTACAGCTTTATCATTCTCTTTAATTCTGAATTCAGATTGAGATAAAGTTCTTGCAACAAATTCAACAACCGTATTAAGTGCCATTTGCTTAATATAGGATTTTGTACTTACATCTTGTAACAACTCTAAATCATACATCCAAGATAACTCTTTGTTTCTTTGAAATATCTTATCGAACAATCCCATTTACTTAACCTCCCTTCAGTTAAAATCTCAAGCCACGTAACAGATTGATTTCTTCTTCTAAATTTGAATCTTTTAAATCATCTGCACGATACAAAGCATGTACTAAGGCTTGGAAACCGTCAGTTTTACGCCTAATCGGTTCTTTTTTCTCGTATTCTTTGTTGCCATCCTTACGTATTTTGACGGCTACATTTTGCGTATACCATCTCATCAATGGGTTATCCCCAAAGATAATATGATGTTGTGCAAACATGTCTTCAACTCTAGGCGCTAGTAATGATTGAATTGCTCGAGTGTTTTTAATCACTTCATATTCAATACCTACATCTTCAAATAAAGGTCTTAATAAATCCATTCTAAAGTTATCGGCCACAACCTTTTGCAAACCGTAACTCTTTTGTGCTTCACTGAACCAATCAATAATATGTTTAGGATTGATAGTCGGCTCATCTACAATTGTAAGTAGGCCTTTCTTTTCCCATTCATGAATAGGTGGTTTTAATTTGTACTTATCTAAAAATTCTTTTCTAGCAAACGAATGAGTTTTCCAAATATAATCATCACCCGATCTAAATAACAAGCCAACTGCTGCAAAGTCTTTTAAACTTGCATAGTCAAGACCACCAATACATTCATTGTTTTCAAGTGGTGGTATTGGTCGATTAGTTGCCATGATGTCATCCCAAGGCGCTACCACACTTTGAGAATCTGTTTCAGGCATATTCATCCGTTTAGTCATAAATTCAGGTCGGTTTGATGGGTTGAATTGAAGTCCTAAATATTGTTGATGCACTTCTTTAAATAACTGACTTCCATATTCACTTTGTGGTTGTTCAAACATTGGATTAGCTTTTTCCCACATTTCAGGCTTATCAACTTCTTCTTTATCATCAATTTTGCAAATGAACGGGAATAATCTATCTTCAGGGCTTATACCTTTCAACACATTATCTGCACGTTCTTTCAACCTATCTAAAAAGCCTTCTCTGACATAGCCATCAGTTCCAATATAAAATGTTCTAGGATGTGCAACTTTACCTAAACCGCTTCGTTTGATGTTGATGATTGAGTCTTTCTCGTAGGCATGCACTTCATCAAAAAAGATACAACCTTCACGAGCACCATCTTTTGTTTTCTCATTAGATGTATCAAACAAGAATTGTGATTTTGTCTGAATACCTTCAACTGCAACTTTACTTAAGTAAAACGGGTTGTTAGGTCGTTCACCAGTAACATATAAATTGTTGCTTTCCACCATATCGTATATTTCTCTAAAGCTAACTAGTGCTTGCTTTTCACTGTTGGCAACAACAGACATGTTATATTTAGGTATACCATGTAAAGGTGTCATAAAGAATGCTGCTAAAGTACTAATGTAGCCATTCTTACCACCACCACGAGCCATTGATATAAAGAATTCTGAGAAATAAGGCGTTTTGCTTTCTTCTTCATATAAAAAAACGAAGCATGAAATAAATTTTTGAAAATCTTGCAATGGGAAAAACCATTTTTCACTAAACTTGATGTAATCTTCTATGCGTTGATCATCAAAATATAAATCATCTCGTTGCAAAATGTTATCTTCTAAAAAAGATATAAGCTTAATGCGTTCTTTATTAAAAAGTATTTGACCTGATTTAGCTTTTTTAATGTAGTCTGTAACATAACTTGGTATCTTCATGTTAAATCAGGTCCTTTCGCTTGTTCTAATTTGCGACGCTCTTCAGCTTTTTTATCTAAATGGAATGATTTTTCTAAAGCTAACAACGAACCGCTCACTTTATTCTTTTCTGCAATAGCTGGATTAGCTTTCACAAATTCTTGACTTGCGTTTTTAACAATTGTTATCGGTCCTGACTGCTCAATGTATACATCCAAAGCATAGAATAGTCTTAACAAGTTGATATATCGCTCAACTTTTTCAACTTCAACATTATTTTCTTTATCGATTTGACTCGTTAAATAATCTTCTGTCTCATTAATTTTCTTGATTTGATTTTTAGTTAGCTTATCTTTTAAGTACTTATCATTTTTCAAAGTCCTTCCCCCCTTCCTGTAAAATTTATTTTTAATGATTTCCTGTTTGTCAAGTCCCCTAATGTATGTTTTTGGAAAGTAAATCTGCAGAGTTGAGCCAAGCGCCGGTTTCCGCGATTCCTTTTGTGGCGCGGTTCTTGAAACCGGGGGTGTTTGACACTTTTTACACTTTTGTAGTTTTTAATTATATTTATTTTTTATATAATTTCTGTTCACCAGTTTTCATCATTAAATTTGTTTTTTCGATTGTTTGGATTATGTTCAAATCTGCCATGCCTTTTATTATGATGATACTTACATAAGGTTCTTAAGTTACTTAAATCGTATGCAAGTTCTGGTTGCTTTTCTAATTCAATAATGTGGTCGATTTCTAGTGATTCTTTTTGATTAATCGTCAATCTACCTTCTGCATTACACATCACACACTCAAAGTGATCTCTTGCCAATACTTTTAATCTTGTTTTACGCCACTTCGCATTAGAGTAGAAACCTTTATTCTTTGTACGTTGTTCTATATAATCTGCATATGCTTTGCTCATCTCTGTTACTCCAAACAAAAAGACACAACACTAATGTGCTGTGCCTGTGTAATCATTATCGTATATCTATATTATAAATCTATTTATATATTGATTGCACATTCCCTTCGATGTCTTCTATCTCTTCGATGTCTTCTCATTATCGTAGTGTCCTTGTTGTGCATCCATGTATACATTGACTATCTCATTAATGCATGCATAGAACTTAGAGTCACTATTAATCTCCATTAAATCTTTAATAGTCTTATGCTGCATATTAAGCTTAAGCATTTGAAGTATGTGGAAATTCTTTTCATCTGTAATGTACTCTTCATACTTATCTATAAACTCTATCTTATTAAGTAGCTTAAGGTTGCGTCGATACTCTCTATTCCTATTCAGTACCTTAACTAACACCTTATCACCTGTACCACCTTTTGCTTTAGGCATCACTGCTTCTATGCCATATTGTGCTATTGAGGTACTATCTGCATCATACACCTGTGACTCTATGATGTTACACATCCACTTATAATCATCGATCATCTTCTTAACTTCATTACGTGTATACAAATGATTACCTCCATTACTTATATTGTTCTATTCTTGCTTTAATAGCTTTCATTAATTCTTCTTGTGTTAGCTCTTTATTCTGTAAGGCTTCATAGACTCTCTGGTCTATTGTATTCTCTGTCATAATATGATGTATGATTGTTGTATGTTTTTGGCCTTGTCTATAAAGTCTAGCATTTGCTTGTTGGTATAATTCTAACGACCAAGTTAAACCAAACCATACAATGATATGACCACCTTGTTGTAAGTTCAATCCATGCCCTGCACTTGCAGGATGTGCAAGTAATATCTTCACTTTCCCACTATTCCATTTATCCTTATAGCCTTCAGTATCTAAAGTGATGGCTTCTTTAAACCGTTCTAGTATTCTATCCTTATCATGCTTAAAGTTATAGAAGACTAATATAGGTTGGCCTTGTGCTTCTTCAATAATCTCTTCTAGTTTATCTATCTTTCTATCATGGATATGTCTCACGTCTTCATCATCTGTGTATACTGCACCATTAGATAATTGAAGTAATTTCTGACTAAGTGAAGCTCCACTTTGTGCTACGATAGTTCCATCTTCTTCACTCTCTAAGATGTAATACTTTTCAAGCTCATCATAGTATTTACGTTCTTTGATTGATAAACTTACAGTTTGTTTATTATCGATTCGTTCAGGCATGGTTAGATAGTCTTTTGCTTTCATGCTCAAACATATATCGTCTATCTGTTTGTAAATTGCTTCTTCAGAGCCTTCTCTTAATTCCCAATTATATACATGATCACTAACTTGATGTGTTGCTTTAAAGTACTTTTCTCTATATCTACTAAATGCAGTTTCAAGTCTTTTTCCTCTATCAAGTAAATACACCTGTGCCCATAAATCAAGTAAGCTATTTGGACTTGGTGTTCCTGTTAATCCAACAAACCTTTTAACTAACGGTAGTTTCTTCTTTATTGCTTTAAATCTTTGACTAGATGGATTCTTAAATGTTGATAGCTCATCAATCACAACCATATCAAATGGCCATTCCTTTTTATATTGATCACATAACCATTTCGTATTTTCTTTATTAGTTATATAGATGTCTGCATCTTTATTAAGTGCTGCTAATCTTTGCTTAGGTGTTCCCAGTATTTTAGATACACGCAAATGCTTTAAATGGTCCCACTTGCTAATTTCATCTGCCCATGTATCTTTAGCAACATTCAAAGGTGCTATGACTAACATCTTTTCAGTATCGAGCAATTGCAATTCACTAAATGCCGTTAAGGTTGATACTGTCTTACCTAGGCCCATATCCAAGAAAAGACCATACTTTTCATTCTCGATTACTTTGTCAATTGCGTGCTTTTGATAGCTATGAGGTTGGAAGGTAATTGCCAATTTAACCACCTATCCTTTTTATAAATTCATTCACTTGTTCTTTAGTCCATAACGTAAAAACTTGATGGTCTCTGTTTATTAATTGCTTATGCATGTATTGCTGCAATGGATCAACTCGTCCTTTCGGTTGTTTCATCTCCACATAATACGTTTTACCTTTAGGCATGATGATAATTCTATCTGGCACACCTCTAGTTCCAGGTGATACCCACTTCAAACATAAGCCATTTAACTTTTTAACTTCTCTGACTAAATAGCTTTCGATTTTCGATTCTCTCATTTTCTCACCTGCATAATGAATACATAATTTATATAGGTGTTACTAGTGTTACTGAAAAAAACGTTTCTCTATACTTATATGCTATTAGGGGCGCCCTATACTACTACTTACTCCCTAACATTAATTATTAATCTATTAAGCAAAAATAAAGTAACATTAGTAACACTAAAGTCCGAATCCTAGAGCCACAAAGGTTAGAGGTGTTACTTTAGGTGTTACATTTCAAGTAACAGTGAAGTAACACAAGTAACGCCTAGATGTAATATTACAATTTTACTGTTACTTTTGATTTTTAAAAGTAACACCAGTTGTAACAATAAAGTAACACCTAAAAATGAATATTTATACATTTATACTTATATTAAATCGTTTATATCTTCATCTCTAATATAAGCTTTTTGCAATCCATACTCTTTGCCAAAGCGTAATTTGCCTTGTTGATTCCCGTCATATACCTGCCAAGTACCTAACTGTCTTAAAGCATTAGTAATCTTTTTAAGTTCCATTGAACCTCGGCTATCACCTTTATCTTTTCCAAAGCACTCAACAAATATTTCTAAAGCACACACTTTGTCTCTTTGAACTAATTCGCTGCTTTGCTCACTAATCGATTCGTCACCAAACTTATAAAAGTCTCGACGTTCACTTATAGTCATGTCTTGCCAGTTCTTAGGTATAGGTGTGTTAAGAAATTCTTCAATGATACCTACATAAGGTGATTCTTCGGTATGCTTACTTTGGATAGCATTCATCTCTTCTTCAAGTTCAGGATCAAGATAAAGTTCTTCGCCTTTATCGTAATAATGTTTTGCTTCCGCCCAAATTTGGTCGATTTCGTCTTTAGTTAATTTTGACCATTTCACTTCTACTTTTTCGGGGTTAACAGTCATAGGCCAAAATCGACGACCACCTGTTTCATCTCTTAGGAAATCAACTTTATTTGTAGTACCAATGAAAATGCATTGACGTGGAAAATCTTCTATATAATGGCCATATGCTACACGGAAACGGTCTATTTGTTTTGAAATGAAATGCTTAATCGCCTCAACTTCTGCTTTACGGGTTGCTGCTAACTCTGCCATTTCCATAAGCCATACTCCTTGAAGTGCTTCATAAGCTTCTTTGCCTGTCACAGAAACTAAACTGTCTGAGAACCAAGCACCGCCAAGCTTTTTAAGTATTGCTGATTTACCGACACCTTGTGGTCCGTAAAGCGTAAGCATGTAGTCAAACTTGCATCCAGGTTCCATAACTCTTGCGACACCTGCAGTTAAAGCTTTACGTGTTGTCGTGCGATTAACTTCTGTGTCTTCAACGCCTAAATACTTAATAAATAGACGTTCAAGTCTAGGCTCACCGTCCCATGTTAGCCCATTAAGGTAATTCCTAACTGGATGATAAGCGTTTTGTATTGCAACACTGATGATTGCATCTTTTGTCTTGCCTGAATGATGTATTTCATACACTTTTTCAATGTAACTACGTAATGCACTATCATCTCCATCTTGCCATTGTCGATATCTACTTTCTTTGTTCCAGGGCGTTTTACCTAAACATTCAATTTGTTTTGTAAATTCATTAAATGCAATTTTTCCTTTTAAGTTAGGATCATTACGCAAGATAATTTCAATATTAGGGATGCTTGCTTTGAAGTTACCTTTTGATGTGATTTCTAACGTTTCATCCCATTCATCATTTGCAGTTTCGATAACGTCGAAGTCATCCATAGCATTAGACATTTTGTCATTGATAAGCTGCTTTTTTACACGCTCATCATTCTGTGCTTTCGTCTGCATAGCTTTATAACTAGGTAGTCGATTAATTGGTGTATCATCTTTCATGTCTTCATCTTGTGCACCATATAAGTGGATACGCACTAAATCAAAACTATTTACAAGTTGACCACTGATTGGGTCTGTATTGTGATGTGAATAAGCGAATTTGCCGTCTTCATATAAAACTAAACCACCTGCAGTTGACCCTTCATGATACGTATATCGATCTGTACTATGTTGGTCGTATAATTCAGGTATAAAAGTCTCAATCGCTTCTTCGATAGTATAGGCTCTACAAAAAGCACCAACGATGCCTGGTTTCTCTTCTGGATTACCTTGTTTATCTGCTAAATGCTTGGTCTTGCTTTGTTCACGATTAGATGTTGGCCATTCTAATGTGTCGGTCCAATCAACATATTCACTTAAAATCTCATCAGGATCTAACAGTGGTAAATCTTCATAGGTGAAAAAGAACTCAGCATCATTACTTGTTGATGGCCAATACATTAAACGGTGTGGTTGATATGTTGTATCATCAAAGTATTCCATACCAACCATGTCTGCGACCTTACGACCAACCGCTTCATACTCATCTGCGTTGACATTACGTTTAAGTGGAATGACTAATCGTAATCTTGGGCTAATCTCTCTATGCTTATGCGTAGAATAAACACAATAAGCGAAATCATAGAACATAGAAAGGATGTCGGTCATATCTTGTGCTGCAAAGTCGATATCAAGTGTAAGCATTGAACGGTTCATCACTTGTCCGGCTTTACGTTTGCCTTCTTTTAAGTAGCCACCAACAAAGCCACCAACGTCTTTAACATCTGCTTGTTCAGATTTAGACATTTTGTTGTAGTCGGCTAAGTCTTCTTTTGTTCTAACTGTTTGAGAAAGCTTTTGCATGAAGTCGGACCAAGCCATGTTGTGATTGTTCCAATGCTTTGATAAACGACTTGCTGCATAAGCATAAGACACATCACGGTCATATTTGAGTTGTTTGATTTGTGTGACTTTGTCCTGCATAATAAGCTCCTTTCTTATAGCTTTTCACGAAGTGCATTTCTAAGCATATCGTTAATGGTTTCTAGCGTTTCGATTTCTTTCTTTTGTTCGTGTTGTACCATGATTGATATTAGGTATAGTAGCGCTAATAGAATTGTTAATATTGGCCACATTAGTTATCCTCCTTTTCACTTGAGTTGAATGCATCTTCAAATGCTTTAGCAATGTCATTTTCAATTTGACGTCTGAATGAACGGTTTAAATCAATTTGATCATCAAGGATAGAAAAATCATCCGGTGCCGTATCAACTTCATCAGGTTTGTATTTGAAATGTTCATATACTTTAATAAGTGTTTTATATAATACGATTGCTGCGATTGATGTTAAAAATGTTTCGATATATTTATTCATAAGGTATCGTTCCTTTCATAAATGTTTTGGTATACTTAAATTACTTTTTATAGAAAGTGAGGTGATGAGTATTGAGTACTCCTATTAGAGATATAGTTAAAGAAAATCTTTCCAAAGATAAAGGAACGATATTAGTTACAACTGACGGAAAACAATATCCCGATATTGATATTGTTTCTGAAAGTAGTGAATTTATAGTTATTTATCCGATTAAAGGCATTACTGATAAACAAACGTTGATTTATACTAAAGATATTGAAAAACTTAAAACTTTTGACTATGAATAGAGGGCCTAATCGCCCTCATCTATTCTTTACGAAGTATTCTTTTAATTTTAATTACTATATCCTCTTTAGTATCCTGTTGATCCAAAACCGTCTGTCCCTCTCTCTGACACATAACTAAACTCCTCTACTTCTTTTAACTCTGGTGTCCAAATAGGTACGATTACAAGTTGTGCGAGTTTGTCGCCTTTGTTGATTTGATAAGTGCCTGCATCAAGCGTTTTATCTGTATAATGTATTTCACCTGCAATATCTTGATATACATCTGAATCAATAACAAAATCTTGTCTATCATTCTTAATATTAATGCCCATATTACCCTGGAAACCCGCATCTATCTTGCCTGTTTCAATCACTAAATGTGTTTTACTACTTACACCACTTCTTGACGTTAATAAGCCGACATAACCCTCTGGGATGTTTACAGCAATATCTGTATTGATCACTGCTTTTTCTTGTGGCTCGAGTATCACTGTTTCTGCTGCAAAGATATCAAAGCCAGCATCTAATCTATCTCTTTTTGGCATAGTCGCGTTTTCTGATAATAATTTAATTTCTAATGTGTTATCCATTTCCTTATCCTCCGATTGTTCTCTTAATTTAGCTATATCCTGTATCAATTCATCACGTTGCTTACGGAAACTGTCACGTTCTTCTTTATATACTCTACTAGTTGCTCTAAAATGCTTAATTGCACTCTCTTCGTCAGTGATACTATCCACTCTTTCTGCTCCGTGCTTTTTCATAAATGCAACTAAATCATCTAATGTTGGCTCTGCCATCCCTTACACACTCCTTGTTCCTTTTTATGTCACACTCACTAACTTTCATCGTCACTCTACTTCCTGCTACCTTAACCACAAAGCCTTTGACACCTAACTCACGTAACTCATGTTGTATTTGTGTAGGTGTCTTGCCTTGTGTGTTGTAGCGATAGCGTTGGTTAATTGTGTTGAATAATATCATTCCAATTTACCTACAAGCGCATCTACGACATTTACAGTTACTGCATTACCTGCTTGTTTATATAATTGACTATTACTTACACCACTATTTTTAGCTTTATAAAACTGTTCATCTGTAAAGCCCTGAAGTCGCCAACATTCTAAAGGTGTAAGTTTGCGTATTCTTAAATTATTTGTGATTGGTAAAATGGCTGTTTTAAACCCTTCTGGTCTAGTAGTAACAGTTGGACTAATTCCAGTTGAATTTAACGTTTTATTATAGGAATTAATCGTCATACCTTCTTCGATTAAATCAATGTTCTCGTTCATCGTTTCACTAGCTTGTTTACCTAAACGTCCGTACTGTTCTTTAGGCACATATTGAATTACATCTTTTAAATTATGTGACACTCCCAAAGATAAATAATAGTCATTTTTAATTTTTAGAATTTCGTATTGCTCGTCATCACTATTGATTAAAATAATATGTTCTTTATCAATTACTTTTATAACTGGTTCGACATAAATATAATCCGGTTCAAATTGATCTGGTAAATTAACATATTGTCTTTCATCATATAGTATATTATCTTTTGCATAGAAATTATGTCCTTTATCAACAACCACACCTTGATTAACTTCTCCTGCTTGTAACGTCTGTGCTACTTGTTTACCTACACGCCCACGTCTTGTTTTGCTATTAGGAAATGAAGTGTTTACGCTATCGCCCTCCATAGCTTCTGTATATCCTTTTTTAGTTGCTTCTCTAATTGCTATCCCATGTCTATCTTGGCTAGTTAATGTAAACATAGGATCGTTATCCTCTTTAAATCTTCTACCGTTTTGTCTTTTATTAACTCTATCTGGCGTTAGAACTGGAACTGCGACTTTAGGTTGTCTATTCCCACCCTGCATTGTGTTAAGTGTAGGACTTACCCTATTCACACTATGAACACTATCAACATCTCTGTAATCGTAGTGGTTTAATCTACCGCTTAAATCTTCATTCAACGTTAACTTTCTTGTCTTTTCTTCGGATAAGTAGTAACTTTCGTCTACGTCTTTCTCTAAGATGTCAACTAGTCGTGTGTCGACGCTTGTTTGTTGTTTAACTAAGTTGAATAACTTAGGTTCTTTCCATACGTCTTTACGTGTAACTAAGATGTACACTCGTTCTCTATTTTGTGGAACTCCCCAATATTTGCTGTTAAACAAGCCCCATTCGATGAAATACCCCAGTTCATCCAACGCTTGAACGATTGTTCCGTAAGTTCTCCCTTTGTCGTGTGAGAGTAACCCTTTGACGTTTTCCAGTAATACATAAGATGGTTGGATCTCTTTAATCGCCCTCGCAATATGAAAGAAGATTGTCCCTCTTGTATCTTCAAACCCTCTGCGATTCCCTGCGATACTAAAGGCTTGGCAAGGAAAACCGCCTGTGATGATGTCGACTTGTCCTCTGTATAATCGAAAATGTTCATCTGTAACGCTTGTGATGTCATCTAACTCCTCCTCATTCTCTGTATCGTATATTGCTTTATAACTTTGTTTTGCAAATTTATCTATCTCTGCAAACGCCATGCATTCATGACCGTGTTTCTCTAATGCGGAACGGAAACCTCCAATACCACTACATATATCTATAAACTTCATGCGTCCACCCACTTTTCAAATGCACGATTTAAGTACCAACGTGCTTTATCTAAATCTTCCTTGCCATTTTTATGATTAGCACGACTGATATATTTGATTGCATTACCGATACTGAACGCAAGTTCTGGTTTGTAATCTTTAGTAACCTGCTCAATAAAATCTATGACTTCAATATCTCCGTATGTGTAATGTTTCGGCTTATTTACCATATCTTGTCCTTCCTTCATATCCACCTTACGTGTGAAAGGCTCGTTTACTTTCACGAAATCGTCATTGTCAGTAAGTGTAAATTTAAAGCCAGCTTGATTTTCTACTTCTGCTTTCCAAATTGTTTTTAACATAAATTCTTCCGCATACACGCGATTAACAATCGCTGTTTGCATAGCTTTAACTTTTTTAAAGTTTGCTTGAAACTGCACAATATCGTCTTTTTTTAGATCTATTATTCTCACGTTCTCCATCTATCTATCCCCTTACCTTTGGAAATATGTCATTCTCTGCTAAGTATCTAAACCACTTACTACTTACTCTATGGCTAGCGACTAATTCTTCTGAACGTCTCGCTCTTGCGATACGTTGCTCACGTCGTTTACGTTTCAATGCTCTTTCATGTCTAATTTCAGCCTGCTGTATCTCATACAACTGCTTAGCTGTTAATTGCTTTTCATTTCTTTCGTACAACTGCACCATATTGATATACTCCTTTGCCATGTATTAATTCTGGTCCACGTAGACCTTCTTTATATCTCTTACGAACTGTGCTATCTGATACATCAAAATATTTATATACATCACATAATCTGTAACGCTTACCGTCTAAATTCACTTTCGGCATTTCTTTTTTAACTTCTATAACGGCAGTAGCTCCAGGTTGGTATTTAAAAATATGTTTTAACTCGACATCTTGCCCGTCTTCAGTTTTAATATCGAAATTGCCATAATCTTCCATCGCTTCAACTAAATCAGTAATTAATTCAACTGCTGTTGTTGCCATATCAATCACTCCTAATCTTTCATATAGAACGGGCTTGTAAATCCATCACTATTAAGGTTTAAACCTTTAGCCCATTCCACTGGTTTGCTCATTAATTTTTCTATTTTTTCAAGTCCATTAGATCCTACTGGTACTTCAACGATAATCTCATCATGTACATGACCTACGATTTGAAAGCCTGCATGTTCTATTCGATACATTGAGATAGCTAATAAATCTCTTGCCGTTGCTTGTACAATGTTCTCCACAAGTTTCCCACCGTATGTTGATAACTTTGTCCATTTGCGATTTAGGTCTAATCCCATGAAGTTAACAACTGGTGCGCCCCAATCGTTCTCACCTAGTCGCGCTTTCGGATAAGCTAATGCTCTGCCACTTGGTAGCTCTATCATTAAAAAGCCTTTATTCATATAGAACGTTAAGCCGTGCGTCTTATGGCGTTGGCGGGTTTCTACCGTTTTAATTGCAGCATCTTGGCACGCTTTCCAAAAGTTAACAATGTTAGGGTTAGCTTTACGCCAACTATCAACCAAGCCTTGTAACTCACTCTCATCAATGCCCATATCCAGTGCGCCCATAGCTTTTAAAGCACCAGGCCCACCTTGATAACCTAATGCAAGTTCTGACACTTTACCTTTTTGTCTGAGCGGGTCGCCTTTTTTAATTGATTCAACAGGGACGCCAAACATTTGAGATGCAGACGCTTCATAAATCTTGCCGTGTGTGTTAAACACATCTAAGCGCCATTGTTCTTTGGCATACCAAGCAATAACTCGAGCCTCGATGGCTGAGAAGTCACTAACTGCTAACTCATGACCGTTTTCTGCGGTAAACGTTGTTCTAACTAACTGACTTAATAAGTCTTGTGGGTGTACATCTAATAGCAGTTCTAAGTCATCAAACTTTTGTTCTTTGATAAGTTCTCTAGCTATATCAAGTTCTGTATCAGAGATGTAGTGCTTGGTTAAGTTTTGCAGTTGTACGCCCCGGCCTGCCCATCTGCCAGTGCCTGCACCGTAGAACTGGAATAAGCCACGTACTCTTTCATCACGACACATCATGTCATGCATTTTGTTGTATTTTTTAACGCTTGTTTTAGCCATTTGTAGCCTAATCTCTAGCATTTGTTTTGCTTTGCCTGTGGCTTTCTTTAGATACTCTTGAACGGTTTTCTTTTGTAAGTTTGGAATGTCTAAGCCTTGTTCATTATTGAGCCATTCAAGTAATTGACTTGGACTGTTTGGATTGTCTAATCCAGTTATCTGCGTTGCTTGTTTAAGTAATTCATCTTTACTTAACTTATCTAGCTCATTAGCACCTTCCATTAAAGTCTTTGATAACTTAATGCCTCTATCATTAATACGTTGATCTAAAGACCAGTATTTTTGTTCTGTCTCAGTTACTTCAAAATCACTTATCTTTTTAGCAATATTCATTTCTACTTCAACATCTCGAATACAGTAATCAATAAATTGTTGCCACTTTTCAGGATCATGTTCAGGTAAGTTACGAGTACGACCGCCATTCACTTTTGTTGGTTTACATGGAATTGAGAAATATCGAATTAAATTCTTGCCTGTTTTATCTTTTTGTTCCTGTAAATGGAGAACGGATCCAACCTTATCAAGTGATGCAGGTAAACCAATGCGTGTTGCGTTAACCATAGTGCATATCCATTCTTCAGGTGGCATAGGTTCATTAAAATGTTTTGCTAAACACGTTCTTTCGAAATTTGCGTTAAAGGCATATTTTTTTACGTTAGAGTCAAACAAAGCAATTTTGAATGTTTCAAAGTCTGCATGATAGGGTTCGTTATCAACTTTCGTCATATCAATAGCACTAACAGGTCCACCATCAATTGAGTAAGCAATGATTAAAATTTCAAAGTCTTCCGCTTCTGTATATTTATAGGCACCACACTTTGAGATGTCGTTACTACTATAGGACTCGATATCAATGTTCATGTACTCCATGTGCGTTCACCTCTTAAGTTTTAAAATTAAAGCGGGGAAAACCCCGCTAGTGTGCTAAATTAAATCGTCTTCATCTGTGTCTAATTCGTCGAAGTCATCTTCTGCAGCACTTGCACCGCCTAAAGGTTCTCCTTTTTCAACCAATTGAATGTTATTAAGCCCTACTGCAATTCCTTTATTACCATTGGTATTAAATGGATATAAGTTTAGTGATGCTCTAATGTAATCTCCACTTACAACCGTACTAGCGTCTGTAAGTCGGATTTTATTTTGGTCAACAATACCAGGTGCGCTTTTGCTTGATGCGTTTAAAAAGTATGCATCTTGATAGTTAGGATCATCTTCACGTTCAATGTCTCCATCTCTTAAAGGGGTTTTTAAGTTTCCGGGTACCTTACCGCCAAACTTAGACGCTTTACCATTTTCAATTGCTTCATCAACTGCTTTTTCAATTGCATTGATTGTGCTTGTTTCTGACTTTGGAATGATTAAACTTACTGAGTATTTAGCGTCTTGCCCTTCTTGCATACTATGAGGTTCAAAGATATGTGCGTATGATGCTCTCACTTTACCTGTAATCACTTTTGTTCCATTTTGTTTTGCTTTCATAATTAAAATTCTCCTTTTGTTTTATATTTGGTCAAAATCATCTTCGGCACTTTGCTTAATTGCTGGTCGTCTATCAGACGCTTTGGCAAGTGTGAGCTTACCTTGTGGCTTAACAATGTAGTCACTGGCTAAAGTGTTAAATGATTTTTTACCGACTAATTTTTCTAATTTCGTTAGGCTAAGTAACTTTGTTTCTGTAACGTTTTCAGGCTTATAGCCCTCTTTAATTAATAAATCTTTAATTGCTTTTTCATCTGTCATCTTACGTTGTGAACGGCCTTCAATGAGTTTCCAACCGTCATATGATTTATCGTGCTCAGACATCTGTTCAAGCGCATAGCTTTCAACTTCATCTGCCCATTTCTTAATATCAGGTAGCTTATAAAGCAGCTCGGCTATTTCATCATCACTTAATAAGTGAGCCGGTTTATTTGGTACATCTTGCATGTATCGAGCACGTTCTCTACATGAATGTTTAATCTTACAGAACCTGCAATGCTCACCTGCTTTAAATTCACCCTCACCATTAAAAGCAAGTTCTGCTCTAGGCCTTACATACTCTAAGCCCCAATCAACGAGTGTATTGATTTGAAGTTCTTCAGTTGAAAAGTTGTCGAGTCTAGGTTGAATAATCGTCATTTTTACTGTGTGGATGTCATATAGCATGCTTAAAAGTTCATAAGCACCTAAGCCGTAAAGTCTAAGTTGTGGGTTATCGATTGCTGATACTTCAACACCTTTACCATATTTCAAGTCAATGATTTCTAGCACACCGCCTGAATAGATGATGACGTCACCTGTGCCGAACGATTCAGGAACGTATCGACCTAAATCCAATCTTGTTTCGAACATGGTAATGACATCACTATCTCTTGCTAAAGCTTCGTTGTATTTTTCTTCAACTTGATCAACATATTCTTCAACATATTCTCGTAATTCTTCTGAATAATATTGATTGTGTTGATAGTTGTTGAAAGCTTTATTAAACTCAAAGTCTGTTAAATCTTCATATTGATGTTTGAAATACAACTCACTTAATTCATGTGCAAAGGTTCCTTCTTCTGCAAAGACTGAAGTCTTATCACCTATACCTTCACTTGCTTTAATACTAGGTGGGCAGTTAAGCCATTGTTTAGCACCACTTGCACTCAATTTGGCATGAGCACGATTTGTGTGGTCTAACTTCATGCGCTTAATCTCGCTTTCATGAAATCAACTATCTCAGGGAAATCTTTTTCGGCAACAGTTGATAGCTTGTTAGCGCCTAATTCTGATAGCTTTTCTTTAAATGCAGCTTTATCTGATTGGTCGCCTGATTTCAGGAATTCTTTTCCGAGATTTAGAACGTAATCTTTTGAGAATGATGCGTCATTTTCTTGTTCAGGTTCTTCTTTAGGTGTTTCTTCCTTTTTAGGTTCTTCAGTTTGTGGTTTTTCTGATGGTGCTTCTTTAACTACGTTTTGCACTGTACTTGTATCTACAGTTGACATTTCTACTCGAATTGCACTTAAGTTTTTATTTAGTAGTTTTATTTCTTTTAGTAATTCTTCTAATACGCCCATTGCGCATACCTCCTAAAAATTGTAATATTAGGGTATATATGAATTTGAAACCCTTTAATTTGACTAATGCGTTCTGCCAAACGTGTTAGTCTTTTTTTACGTAGTAACAAGTGTCAAAAAACAAATATGTTAGCATTGATGTTAATAGCGCATATGCAGCTGCACTAGTGATAAATACATTCAATGCAATTAGCAGTAAGAAAAACACTGCAATAAACATAAAACCTGTTAGTACAAACGTTTTATCGTCATTTGTCATTTCTTCACCCCCTTGTGAATTTCTTCAAAATGTTCGTCGATAAATTTGCTCATCTTTCTAGCGTTGAATCTCCAACGATTTAAACTTTCATCCGGGTAATGTGCGATGCCCTGCTTTTTGAGTAATTTCTCAAACTTCGGATTGAATAGTAATCTGTCTTTGATAGTTTCGTCAGATGACATTTTCAATTTGCGTTTCAATTCTTTTAAGTCCCAAACTGGATCTAGTGAATAACTTAATAACTCGTCGTATTCATCTTTAGCGACAAGTACGTGTGTATCGGGTATTGGTACAGATACGGTTAAAGTTTGCGTCATCTTTGGTGCTCCTTTCGTGTGTAATGTTGTTATCCATTAAAGAAAAGGGTTTGAATACAGTTAAATATCTTTTAGATCGTGTTTAGCAATATCCATCAACTTTTTACTTTGAGTGTTATCAATTTTTGGATAAACAAAATTTCTAAGTTTAAATCTTGTGTTTTTCTCAATCTTTACGACCTTCCACGTCACAACTGCCATTGTGATGAGGAGGGTTGTTTTATATAAAATGTTCATGCTATGCCTCCTTTAAGTTGTTTGTTCGATTGTTTTGGTATAATCACCTGTGGAGGTGATAATTATGAACGCTAAATCAATAAATGATTCATTAAATGATAATTATGCTGTAGTGATTAAATACGTTAATGGCAGACACACTACTGTAACTCATTCTGAAATCATTGATGAATCAACCATCTTTGCAAATAACAATCAATATATAAATTTGAACAATGTTACTAATGCGATAGTTTGCAAAGATGAATACCAAGTAAGCAATGTTACACGCTAGTAATTAAATGCTGTAGCACGTACAGCTTCAACCAATTTTGCAGCAGCCTCAATCTGTTGGGGAGTTGGTTGTTGCTTCGTTCTTTCTAAAACTACTTTCAATGTTTCTAATTCTTCTATTACTACTTCTTCATTTATTTTTTGCAATTCATTCATTTTTAAGTTCCTCCTATTAAGTTGTTTGTGGTTCTCGTTTCATTTTTGAGACGTTGTGATTAAAAAAATAATCATCCATGCTAATATCCAAAACATCACATATAGCACTAGCTTCATCAATAGTAAAATTACTTTTGTTTTTATTTATCTTTTGACTGAAGCGTGCAGGGTTCATACCAATCATATTAGCTACGTCTTTATGAGAATATTCACTCTCATCAATGAAATTCCTTAAACCTTGATATCTCTTTTTGTTCATGTTGTAATCACCTCTTTCGTCTCATTTATGAGATTACACTGATTACTATACAGGTCAGATGTTTCGATGTCAACAAATAAATTTCATTTTTGAGAAATTAATTTGTAAAATGTGTTGCAAATATGAGAACAAACTTATATAATAAGTTTGTAAAATACAAACAAGGAGTAAAAAATATGACTAATTTCTCAGACAACCTAAGTAAATTAAGAAAATCCCGCAACTTATCATTGAAAGAATTGAGCGATAGACTTAATACAAAATATGAAGTTAAATTTTCGAAAGCATCAATAGACAGATGGGAAAAAGGTACTACTAGCCCTTCTATGGAACATGCTAGTGCCTTGTCAGATTACTTTAATGTATCTTTAGATGAGTTAAGTGGAAGAAAAGAAATAAAAATCGAACAACCACAAACATTAGCAGCGCATCTAGAGGGTGAACTTAAACAAGAAGATGTTGATTACATAATGAGTTTAATAGATAGATTTAAAAAAGAAGACAAGTAAAGGGATTGGTTTTAATGTCACGTTACGAACAATTACTTGCTGAGAATGAACACATTAAAATTAAAGATACACATTCGCTACCTGATGGGTATAGCGGTTTCTATAAAGACGGCATAATATTGATAGATAAAGATTTATCCGAAACACGCAAAGCCGAAGTGCTATACGAAGAACTAGCACATCACAAACTTACATATGGGAATATCTTAGATCAGTCTAGATGGATTAACCGCAAATTTGAAAACTACGCTAGACGTCATGGGTTCGAGGCAGCACTACCCTTGCGTATTATCGTTGAGGCACATCATTACGGTGTAAGTAGCTTATATGAACTAGCTGATTATGTTCAATTAAGTGAAGAACACGTGTTAGAAATATTGGAACATTATAAACAAAAATATGGTTATTCCACTCGGTATGGTAAATACGTTATTCAGTTCGAACCATTACGAGTGTTTGAATATAAAGATATAGAATAAGGAGGTATACATATGAAAAAGTTTTTAGCTTTGATTTTTAGCAGCGTTTTAATTCTAGGCGCTTGTGGTAATGATGACACATCTAACGAAAATTCTGATACTAAGCCGGAAAGTAAAACTGAAAAGAAATCAGAGGATAAAAAGTCTAAAGAAGAAAAGAAATCTCAAGAAAATGAAGATAACAACTCTACTGAAGAACAAAATTCTTCTAACCAAGATGATAATTATAGTGATACAAATCAAAATGATCAATCTGATGAAGAAAACGAATATCCTTATACCGCACAACAATACAATGAATTGGTAGATGAATATAATTCTTTAACAGATGGAGAAACTATGGACCACGTTAATAGAGGTGTTACAGAAAAAGAATATTCTCAACTGCAAGGAAGAATTAACACGTTATATGAAGAAGGCGCACAAGATAAATTCAAATCTGAGCCTAACACTTCAGTAGACAATATCGAACACGATTCTACAGATGATCTTGTAACTGCTTCTGAATATAATGATATAGTTGATGAATATAATACTATGGAAAATCGTCCTGGAAATAAATCAAGAGTAAATTCAAGTGTTCCTCAATCTCAATATAATACATTAGTTGATGAATATAATGAATTAGTTGATCAAGAATATGAAGAAGCAGGTTATTAATAATTTTTAGGGTAGTACACACCTACCCTTATTATTTTTTACCTTTTTTGAGGAGGGATAGCATGCAAACACGATGTTATGACGGTAAAAAATGGCAATATGAGTTTAAATATGAGGGTAAGAGATATCGAAAGAAAGGTTTTAGAACAAAGAGAGAGGCTAATTCTGCAGGGTTAGATAAGTTAAATGAATTAAAGCAAGGTATTGAATACGAACCTAATTTAACACTATGTGACTATTTTAAAACCTGGTGCGAAACGTTTAAAAAATCGACGGTGACACCTAAAACTTACAAGTCTTATACTTCTGCTATAAAGCATATCAACAATCATTCAATTGGCAAAAAGAAATTGAAAGATTTATCACGATATCACTATCAAGATTTCATCAATGAGTTTTCAAAACATCATTCTAAAGAATCTATCAGAAAACTTAACGGTTATATAAGAACATCATTAGACGACGCAGTATATGAAGGACTTATATCTAAGAACCCAACTTTTAAAGTGAGTTATAAAGCTAATAACCCAAATAAAAGTGAAGATAGCAAATATATCAATCTAAAAGACTACGAAGTGTTAAAACAGCATTTAATGACTAAAGATAACGCATCGTCTCTTGTATTATTTATTATGATTTGTACAGGTTGTCGTATAAGTGGTGCTTTGAATCTAAAACGCGAATATATCAATCAAGTTAAAAGTGAAATATATATTGATGAGCATAAAACAGATTCGTCCCCTCGTTATGTGTCTATTAGTCAAAAAGACATGAATCATATCATCAAATCAATTGATCAGTTACCTAGAACTATCGACGGTACTGTATTCGGAGAATTGACAAACAACGCAGTTAACAAACGATTGAAAGTATATTGTAACAATCTAGGTATCAAAGAAATTACTTCGCATGCACTACGTCATACTCACTGTTCATATTTATTAGCAAAAGGTATTTCTATATATTACATTTCAAAAAGATTAGGACATAAAAATATATCAGTAACCACAGAAGTTTATTCACATTTACTTGAAGAAACTTACAAAGAAGAAGACGAAAAAGCAACGCAAATAATAAGCGCAATGTGA